TCCATACATTGATAACGATCGGAGAAGTGGAATCTGGCGTCTGTAATAAAGTAAGAGGACTGATATATATGGCTCCATTAAAACACTCTGGATCAAGAGCCATTGAATTAAAGTTCTCTCCTTGAGTATAGTACCAGCTATCCACATGTGGAACTCTTGCCCATGATCTTCTGTAATTCCAGTGCACTGTAAATTCAACATCCGTTGTCTCTTGAATATCAACAATCTTAATATACTGTCGATTCAAGCTCTGACTCGTGACTGGGCATAATCTAATGTTAGGTTCATAAGCAATCAGAAACTTTCCTCTTATAAAGCTATTTGAGCAAACCTCAATACGATATGTAATTGATCCTCTCCAATATCCAAAACACGTCGACACCAATCCCATTGGAGACGGAACTCCAGTTCCGACATCAGAAGTACTAGGCACTATGTCACAAGTAGATGGACAAACACCCGCAGTCCACAAGGGAACTAAGATTGGGGATGAAGGAGACCAGAGAAACTGTTCAACAAGCGATTCCTTTGCACACAAATGACTAATATCCAGTTCATCCTCTAAAACTCCTACGCATGATCCGTCAACTCTCAGTTCCTGTTTTGGATCAAAGGTCAACCTATGTCCCGTATCTCTTCCTATCGTAACACTAGGATTTTGAAATGGTTCCATTCTAACTCGTGAAGCATCAACAGGCACTGTAGGATATGACCACCCAAAAAGGGATGACATTTGTGAGATGCCACTAAAGACCATCTGACTCGCCTTAGCATATGGGCCAATCACTGGCACAGAAGTTAACTTTGCCATCACACTGGCCGCATTTGATGACATTCTCTCAACAGGACCTCTTGTAAACTCTGATTCAGCCAAAGGCATTGTAGTTGAAGTAATGGGACCCAATTCAACATTTTCCATCCAAGCATACACATAAACGTACGGGGGTGAGCTCGACGCTGCTGTTGTTCTAAAATAAACCAGAGAAGACATATTCAATTGTCCAAGCTCTGAAAAATCAGTAAAATCAGAAGCAGCTGCTGTTGGCGTCCAATCATTGTTACATAGTCTTCCTGAAGGTTGTGGAGATATAAATGGAATTCTCAATGTTAAAGGCTTGTTCTCCTTAGGGTCCATAGTTTTTGTTCCTATCATGGATGATACATATCTCAGCATCTGTGATCTTGTCATGCCTGATATCCACGTGGCATTGAAAGAACTGAAGGGAACATAAATCACTATCATTCTACCATAGTCAAAAGGGTTACCTGCTATCTCTATTCTGACACACAGATCAGCCTTCAGCAAGAGATAATTCCTCAATTTTGCTCTAACAGAAGCATCCTTCAAATAAACGTTCCAAGGATTAAACTGCACATCAAAGTCCTCTCCAAATGCAGTGGCAAAAGCTGATATCTGAACTGGACGTTCAAAAAATTCAGATGGTGCGTGCAAAGTTCGAGTAATAAGGGGAATCGGTATCTCCCTTCCATAATTTGATACAGTTGCTTCTTGACCTATGATATCTGTAAACGTTTCAGTTTTCTCCACTAATCCCATGTCAACCGCCTCACTCTTTCCTTCTAATGATTCAAAAATAATACTGTCGGACCTTATTTTCTGCTTGGCCAGTCCCAGCTCATGCAGAGTTGCTTCTTGAGAATTCAAAGATCTCTCAGTGACTCCATTTAATGAACAACAGTCTTCAGCATCTGACTCATCGCTCCTGGGCAATTCTTCCTCCACTACTGCTTTACTTGGTGGACATTTATGAAAAAATCTTTCATATAGGTATGAATATGATGGAAAGGACAGCTCCAAATTCCACTCATACTCTCGAATATAAATTTTCATCAATAAACTTCTCAATGATTCATATTCATGCTCTCTCAAGTGAAAGAAAGACTCCCACAACGCAGCAATAAACACATCACGTATCTGCTCCATTTCCGTAACTGTGGATTTTCCTCTCCAAGTAATCATCCTAGCTATGGAATTAACATCAAGAGCAGCAACTCGCCTACCTGATACCACATGCAGTGGGAAAGTTCTTTTCAAGAAAGTACATGTCTCCGGATCTTCAAAAGGACTATCAATCTCTCCTTTATCAGAAGATGTGTATTCCATCCTCAAAAAATCATGACAAAACTTTGAGAAGGTTTGATTATTAAAGAGGTGAGCAACATCTCCAGATACGGTCTTAAAAACGTCATCTCCAGTATTTCTTCCATAAACTTTCTTAAAAAACAATTCTTCATTGAGGCTTGGTTCAATTATCCAACACAAAACCTGCATCGCATCATTTGCTATTCCATTCTGATCCACTGTATACATACTTCCAGAAGGATCAAGACCAGGGACACAAAAAATATCTTTCTTAACCTCAATGAACGGAAATAAAGCATCACTCAGAACTCCCTGCAATATCTGGAGAGCATTCTTATTATAACCGAAGATCTCTCCAATCTTATAAAACACTGTGGACATTATCCATCTCACCGAGAAAGGCATAGTTAAATCAAAACCTCCAAAATCTCCAGCGAAAACATTTCTTGAGTGATTTATAATACTCTCATACAAGTGGCCACCTCTTGAGTGCATATCAATTCCAACAGCGGTATTGAAAATTTCATTGTGTTCCATCATGAGACCACTTATCGGGCCAAGAACATGCTTAGCAACAATACATGCATCGAGAGGCATTGAATAAAACATCCGTGTTTTCCCTATTCGACATTTTTCTAGCAATCGAGGTTCATCTTTCAAAAGCCCTTGATAAACAATATGGGCTCTCTCTGAATTTCTATAGGCCTTCAACACTCGTAACACCCTCTCCATTGCATATTCTGTCATATATCTTTGGTCACTTGATCCAACTCTCAGGGGTAGATATTTCTCTTTCTTCCCCGGAAACTGAAATCCAGCTCCGGTATTTGTCCTCATCCGAGATATACAGTCATCCTCTAAGCATCCATTTATTACCTCTCGAAAAGGCAATGGACAAATCTTTCTGTCAGGATTCAGTCTGAGAACCTCACCAGCATATCTCCGTAACAAAATATCAACAGCTCTCTCAAGCACATGTATCGGTAATGCTGCTTTAACTCGCGTCATTTTCTCAAAATTTCTTCCAACAGGCGATACAACCTCTCCGTCTAATTTGAAATCTTTCATTTTGGGAATTCCAAACTCTGAAAATGTCTCAACCTTAAATGCATTCTTCATTTCTTCAAGAATTTCACATGAAAAGGAATTTCTTTCTAAGTCTGAAGGAGTGGATGCTAAAACATCCCCAGGCATTTTCCCAAAATACTCAACTGATCTCAAATTTGTGTAATGAACAATTGATTTCGAATTTGGCAATCGCATTGAGGAAAAATCCCCTTCAACAAATATTCTCTCATTCTCAGAGAAAACTGGCATCATAATATCTTGTGAGCTCAACCTATCTATAGCTTTCTCAATTGAGGATTTGTTGATTGGAGAAAAGAACACCTCATCATTATTTTCCATTCCGGCTGTATGAATGCCAGCCCAAACCGCTCCCTTTTGTTGTGCTGTAATAAAATGTCTTCCACAATGACTCTGTCTGTGTCCAACAACCTTAGCAAAATAACAAGGCTTGAGGAAAATATTTGATTTATATGCGGTATTTGAGCAATCAATTTCAGTCTTCTCTTCCCGCAATAGGAAGTTAACCTCTTGTCCACTCGCATAACCTTTTCCCATTTTATCATGGGACTGTGAAATGTGTTTCAAAACATTGCGAAATGAGAAACCCGCAAGTCTTATTAGTGCAACATCATTCCCAAGGTCAAAACAATCTCTTGAAAAAACGATCATAATCTCTCTATATTGCTCTGCCTTCAAATTTACGGGAATGTCTTCTTTCTCAAGATAAGGGTCAACAAAAACAATCACGTTGAACGTGCCTTCCTGAGGTATTGAATGCAGATTAACCAACGCAAATTCTCCTTTAACACCACATACTCTAGTGTGCATAACCCTGTTATCAGGAAATATAAATCTCGCCAATCTAG